TGCACCTGTGTTGCCACTTGCGCCAGTTGGACCGGTTGACCCAACTTGACCTGTAGCTCCTGTAGGGCCAGTTGGCCCCATTGCTCCAGTTGGTCCAGTAGGCCCTGTAACACCAGTATTACCAATGGGTCCTGTGGGTCCTGTAGCACCTGTTCCTCCTTGTGGACCAGTCGGCCCCGTAGCTCCTGTAGCACCAACGACACCTTGTGGTCCAGCCTGCGAAGTTCCCACCACAACGACACGATTGCCGACAGACAAAGGAACATTAGAGTCAGCAAGTGCAACGACGTACTGATTGTTCTTACGGTAGACCGTAGTTCTTTCATTTGTTATCGCAACTGTGACGCGTGTTGTCGCCATTGCTACCTCGTTACGTCAGCGTCAACCGTGACTGTTCCACGAAGCACCGTTGAAATAACGCTTGATGCGTTTTCTTGCAAATCCCAGTAGTAATACCCAGGTCTTAACTCTGCTGATTCAGAAGACGACATAACACAAGTCACTTCTCCATTAGAACCATTAGTGACTGTGCATACAAAAGATGCGCTCACAATGGCGATGTCAGGGTTCGTCCGAAGCTGTGCTGTATAGGTACGACCCGTGATATTGATAGGGGTCGTTTGATCATCTTGCGTAAGAGAGACAACAATAGTCTCCGTGTCCCCACGGGTGATGCTCAAGTCAAGAGTTGCTGGTACGGCCATAGGTCACCACTTTACCTTATCTGCCCAGTACGCCGCCGACATCTTCCCCTTGGCAATGTTCTTCGCATGACGAGCCTTGAAAGCCTTATTACGCGCTGAACCATCCGGTGAACCCTTAACACCCTGCTGACCAAAACGAATCAACTTCACTTGGTTACCATCCTTGGCTAGGACGGCGTGAGACTTAGAAGCATTTGGTGTGCGCTTCGGCTTGTTATAGCCAGCGAACTTTTCTCCTCGATACTCAATAGCCATTAGATCTCCAAAACTTTTGCATCAGATAACACCTGAAGGACACCCTCAGGTACTTCGTACTCTACCCCAGGCAGAAAGTCATAGTGGGCACGACCAATATCGCATGACATCTTTTTCTTCACCCTGATAGGTACATTCACCACAACAGCTTCCAACTTTGGTTCCTCCAACAAAGTCCCGACCGGCACAGCATCAATCAAGGCTTTGGTGGCTTTACGCCATGACCATGCCGAAGCTAACTTGGCATTGACAACAGCCTGAGCCTGATGAACCTTCCAGTTGCGATAGTGATCCAACATCTGTTCACATAGCTCATCAAGATTAGGTTCATCCCAATTACCGATGGTAAAAGCAGGACTACGGATGGTTGTCACAACGCCGGTAGCAAGATGTGAAAACTGTTCTTGGCCTGTCGTATCCGAAACGATTGTTGGCATACCTAAAGAAATAGCTTGCAAAGGCATCAACCCAAAACCTTCGCCCCGGGAAGCAGCAATAAACACATGGCCCTGTTTGAACCACTCACGTTGTGCTTCATCATCCATCCATTTACGGTGCATCACGATACGAGGATGTTTTACATCGGGTGTGTCACGCGCATGAGGAGCAGCCTTGATATGCAGTTCAGCATCAGGTAAGTCCAAACGTTGGAAAGCTTTTACAACTACATCTAGACCTTTGCGGAACCATAATGAACCACCGGCAAGGAACTTGAATGTCCCATCAGGTTCTGTGTAGCCAGACCAAAACTTATTATCCACCCCTAACGGAACCATGTGTACATTGGAATGATGTTGACTGAACAGTTCAAGGTTGTGTTGACACGGCACAATCAGTTGGTCATATACAGGAAGCCACCGCAGGAAATTGTCAGGCAACTGATCTGTTTCCCACATGGTGAAACACGCTCGATGCTGACCAGATAAAAAACCTCTTGCACCATCAGGTGTGTTCATATAAACCAAAACAGAAGCATCATTGTTGAGCGTTACTGTTTTAGGTACAACAGATTTAAAACCGGCAAGCATGGAGCCATAACCGAACTTGGGGTCATCAACCCCTTGCCAAGATTGGAAGTTCACTCAGCTACGCCACGCTTTATAAGTTTCTCAACATCAGGACGTGACTCCACTTGAGCGGCCGTAGTAGCTCTAGCTTCCAACATTGCCGCACCATCAATAGTTTTAGGTTGCAAACCGTTCTTGCGAAGACGCTTATACGCAGGCATATCCTTCTCCCAGTTAGAAGCGCGCTGATTAATCTTCGCTACTTCTTGACCTTTAGTTGTTGAAGGGTTCGCTCCGAAACTAATGCCGGCAACTCGACATCCGAAACATCCCTCAACATCCAGGTTTGGATGTGTTTCCATGTGCTTCATGCCGTGATGTAATCCTCGTACCCAGCATCCCTTAATGCTGATTCTTCTGCTGATGTCAACTCGTAAATGTGGCCACCGTAGTAAACCTTCTCTACGACATCCATGCTGTATGGCTGGTTTTCGCTGTATGTCCCGTCAGTCAATTTCCAAAGGTTTCTTCCACGCGGACCTGGCTTTAGATAGGAAAGAATTCCATCTCGCCAGTCGTTAGACCAAGAAACAAAGTCGTCCGTTGGTGGAGAAAACGTTGGCATTACTTCTTTTTCTTACCGAACTTCTTGTCCCAAGCTTCAGCAGCAACACGCTCTGCTGCGCGCATATAAACAGGATTTTGTCCTACTGCACCTTCAGATACAACGTCTGCAAAACCAGAAATGAAATCACGACGATTCACACCCTTGAAATCTTCGGCAGTAAAAGGTCCGTACTTCTTACGAATCTTACTGGCAGCATCAACTGTTTTCATTTCAGATTTTTTGTACTTGACCATTGAAGCTTGATCTGCCTTGCGGAAGTCTGCTGCGGACGAAGGCTTAGAAGCTGTTTTCTTTGCCATAGGCTTTGCAGGTGCAGCCATCTTCTTCATTGGAGCCTTCTTAGCGGCCATCATGTTCCTCTTTCGGTAAATGGAATAACCCGAATATAGCAAAAACCCCCACCCGAAGGTGAGGGTTCTTGCTTGCTGTGTCTCGCCTTACGGCAAGCACATCATAACGGGTGATTAGGCGTTTGTGCCAATCGAAGAAGCCGACTCGATGCGACGGAGAGCTTCCTGACGGAAGACACCGTAACCAACGAAATGCTTCCAACCAACAGGCTGGAAACGCTTCAACACGTCAACGACTTCGCCGTAGACCATCGTTGGCTGATCGCCGTAGCCAGCTGCGTTAGCAACAGCCTTAGCGAGAGCCTGACGACCCATGATCAATGTGCCGTACACGTCAATCGTGCCGGTTGAACCGCTGTTGTTGGATGCGTTAGCAAACAATGGAGCGCGAGCTGACTCCATGAAGCGAACGCCTTCAAACATTCCAATTTCACCGTTGTAAATGCCCTCAGGATTTACATAGTTAGCAGGTGTACGCCATGCAGCAGCATCGGTTGCTGAACGGAAGTCGTACGACACGTCAGGATGGATGAAGCCGACGTATGAACCGCCGATTGTTGGGACGTTTGCACCACGAAGCTGAGCAACAACGCGACGAACATCGTTCGCCGAAAGGGTGTCGTCAGAGTTGACTGTGGTACGGCTTGATGGATCGGTTGCTCCACCGGTTGCGTAGATGACGTTTGTTCCAGCTTGGAGTACGTCACGGCAAACGGTGTCAATGCTGATACCAGCGTTGTAACCAACAGCGTTAGCTGCTACTGGGTCAACGTTGATGAACGAGGTTGCACGAAGCTTGGCTGTCGTGACAACTGCATTGCCGTATTCCTTCATCGTCACGGAAACCTGGCTGTCGCTCAAAGCAACAGGGGTTACATCGGTTGTCTCGGACAACTCGGATGATGCAACTGCAAGGTCCTGGAAGATGGTGAATGTGTGGGTCGCACCTGGGCTGGTTGCGTTGGTTGCTTCGACTTCAGCGAAACGGTCGAAGTAAAGCTCTGGGCGCAACGCAAAGTATGCGAGCTTTTCAAACGCTGTCTGGTTGAGGTCAAGGGATGAAACCTGGGTATAGGACATTTTGTTTTCTCCTGAATAAGAGGGGGGTTACTGATTTTGTGCTTCGGCCAAAATCGCAATAACTTCTGCCTCAGAAGTAGCGTTTGCTATGCGGGTCTGAATATCAGGAATTTGAAATGAAGACCCTGCCCCAGTAGCAACCTGATTAGTGCGGGACCAAGCTTGCTGCTCGGACTGCAAATCTTCAGTCTGCTGTGATGGTGCTGACAACAACCGTGCTTCAACTGCGGCTTGCATGATCGCATCTGCCGTCAACTCACCGTCATAAGCCTTGACGAAGTACTTAGCTGCGTTATCGCTGGTATCAATACCAGCCTTAACGAAAGCTAATTCTCGCTTCGCCTGTTCGGCCTCTGCTGCTTGCTGACGCATTGATTTGATCTCTGACTCAAGATCCTTGATTCGGGAACGCAACGGATTGCGTGTTTCCTGAATCTCTTCACCTGATTCATCGAAGTCATTGAAATCGGACATATGGCACTCTCCTTGTTTGAAGCCCACACCCCACCGGAGGAGCAGAGTGGCTGCTTAGTTGTTGTCTCCCCATATGTACACGTCTAACTCGGGGGGCGGTTAGCCGGTTCCTCCCATCGGGATCGCTAACAATAGTACACATCAATGCTTGCTAATGCAAGCACCATTGTTTATCCCTCAGCAAGTCCTGACATACCAGTCTGCGAGGTAGCAAATGAACCACCACCAGCGAACGCTGCTTGACGCTGACGCTTACGACTTTCAACGCGTTGCTTAGCGGCTTGATCAGTACCTGTTGCAGCACCGATGGCTTCCTGCTGAGTAATCGCCTGCTCCCCCAAGAGAGGGTTATACAGTTCTTGCTGTCTACCAACTTCGCCAAACGCAGTTTGAGCTTCGGTCTGAGTCACATCTTCTCGAGCCAAAGCTTCAGCATCTGCGGCTGACAACTGAATACCAGCTTGACGCTTACCTTCGGCAGAAATCTGTGCAGCACGTGCTTGACGAACAAGAATTGGTGTGGCCTTTTGAGGATCAAGGAAATAAGCAGCAAGTTCACCATCGCCGACACCGTAAAGTTCTTTCATCTGAGCAATGACCTGAGGGTTCGCATTGGCTACAGCTTTGTAACCATCGTTCACCCGGGACTGAACCTCAGCCACAGAGGTATTGGCAGAAATGAAATTGGCAAAGTCTTCTGGATTGTCATAGAACCCAGCAGGCAAACCTGATCCTCGCATTGCAGCTTCGTAACCTTTTTCAAGACCGATGTATTCAGTTACCGACAACTCGGGAAGCCCAGCTTTAACCCTAGCGGCATTGGCCGCAAATCGAGTTTGAAACTCGGTGGTATCACGAAGGGCATCGCCAATAACATCAATACCAGCATCTGCATCAATTGTCTCATCGGACAACAAGCCCCACGCACGATCAGTCAAAGACCCAAGACCGTAACGATCAAGGGTGCTTTTGATGATTTTCTTTGCATCTTCTTCGGCCATTATCGGACCTTTCCAAATGATTCAGCAATGCTTGATGCCAACTTACGTGCATCACGGACTGCTTGCTTTGTCTTTGAATAACCATACTTGTCATCGGTCTTCAATTTTCTTTGCCACTCACCAAGAGACAACTGACGGTAATTTCCCTTTTCGTCGCGGGTAGCAATTGACTCAAGAAACTCAGGCTTTGTAAAATCAATCTCCGCACGGCTCTTCTCCAAAACACCAGCAGCAATCTGCCGGTAATCATCGGTGATGTCATTCAAAGTCAAGTTGGCATCAAACTGGGGGGCAAGATGCGGGTAAAGACCTTTGGCCTTTTCAAGGTACATACGCTGGGCTTGTTCCCCGGTAACACCTTTTGACAAGTACTCACCCAATTTGGTGTCATCGATTGTGTACCCATAGGCACTAGCAACCCCACGAATCTTTACCGCTTCTGGTGAGGCAAGAGCATCCTGCTGTGCGTTGGTTCCATCGCCACGGCTGAACACAAAGTTGTATCCAAGACGTTTTAACTGTTCACCCTTAATCCCACGGCGAGCCATGTCAGTAATGAACTTTGATTTTTCGGTTTCGTTAATACCAGTCATGTCAACAAAGGTGTTGATTTCTTGTGCGGTGGCATCAATTATTGCTCTCTTGTCGGCATCAGGAGATGCGTCATAGTTCTTAGCTGCCGAAACAGTTGTCTGCCAATAGGCTGTTGACTTGACAGCACCAGCGAAACGCTCGTTGGTCCATTTTCCTTTTACGGCCTGACGGAACAAATTGATTACATCTTGACCGAACAGTTCAGGCTGATCAAAAACATACGCGTACTGAGGGAACATTTCCCTTACGTTGTCTTCAAGTGATTTTTTCTTTTTAGCAGCCATTATGCGCCTCTCATTAACTGTTCAAAAACATTTGCATAGTTGGAAAAAGATGCTGCTTCGGATTCACCAGGCATTGTTTCTTGAATCTGTGTTTGTGCAGCAGCAGAAATGTTTGGTGCGTTTCCACCTGATTCAAGACTGCGATATGCCTTGTAGAACCTTTCAACTTCTTCCTCTGTTGGTCCACGGCCTAAGTCGTTTTGCATTACTTGACGGAAAGCTGAAGTGGCATCAATTTTTGGTGTGAACTTTCCTGCACCAACAGTCGCTGTAGTTTTGAACTTTTGAATTTCTCTGTATGCATCATCTTTTGTTACAAATCCAGTTGGGTTTGTTGAACTTTTTTGGTTTCCTTCAAAATAAATATAAAACTGTGCAGCAATTTCAATATCGCTTGGCTGTAATCCACCAGGTGTTGGCCTCGTTGATCCAAACCCTTTGGCATAAAGCATATTTAAAAACTCAAGTCGTGATTTTTTATCAATAGAAGTCAAATAACCAAAACCGTTATTTTGGGCTTCTATATAAGTTGATTGGTAATCCTTTGTTGGAACAGCACCTGCTATGTCACCCGGTAAACCTTCAGGAACAGTTGAAGTTGTCACCGGGACAATCGAAGTTGTCACCGGAACAGTCGTTGATGGAGCAGCAGTAGTCGATGTGGAAGTTGCACCCTTCTCACCCCAAGTCTTAGTTTTCGCATCCCAAACATACGTCTTCTTAGTGCGCTGGTTATACCACTCTTCACCCTGCTTAGTACCAGGATTAGGGCCAGCGAAGTCGCCCTTTATAACCCACTTATCACCTTGAAAGACATAAGTCTTTCCACCTTTTTTAAAAGTGTCACCTACATTAGGATTTTCAGGAAAACCTGTTTGTGCCATTACTCCTCCAAGCTTCCGGATTCAACTTCTGCTGATAGTTCACGTTGCCAAATTCTAGCGAACTCAGGATTTTCATCAATCAAAAGTTCACCATAAGCATAAAGTTCATTCTTTGCTTCCATTGCAATTTGACGCGTACTCTTCAATGTCTTACCGCTCTTGGCAAGTTTTGCGTTGACTTCATCACGCTTCTTCAGATACTTACTAATCGTCGCAGCTGTCTTGTTGCCCTTAGTGCGATCGTCTTTAATAAGTCGCTTCAAAGAATCAATGAAGTTGTCAAATTCTCCAGTTTTGAACTCTGACACAATTGGGAAACCGGGATAACGCTTATGGATATCTTTTCGAATATTACGAAGTTCAGCGCGTTCATTCTTTGATGGGTTAATACCAAACTTCGCACGTTCAACAGAATACAGATACGAGCCAACACGCTTCTGCGCTTGTGCAACTCTTTCCTCAGGATCCTGCCTGATTCTCTTTCCTGTTCCAACCTGTGAAGACCAAACCTCAAAAGAGAAATCGCTACCACCAGGAGCAAGGTAAGCAGCAGTCGTTTTGAAACTGGTAATTAAATCGTTGTTTGCTTGTTCCCACTCACCGAATTCTTTAGTGGCTTCAAGGCCACCGAACTTTTCGTTAACACGTGTTTTGGAACCAACATAAATCAAAGCTTGGTCACCAAAAGTTTCAAGGAAGATAGGGATAGCTGTTTCGTAGTTGTCATCTTCTAGCTCATGGAAAGCTTTGATTAGTTCGCTTACATAAACATCGCCATAATTGGTGTCAACTCGATAATCAACACGGCCTGATGTTGGTCCCATAAATTGGGAGAACGCACGAACATAAGTCAACAAAGCACCAGTCTGACGCGCATCTTCCATCATCTTTGTTACGGAGTTGGAATCGGCTAGGTCATATTCGCCTGTTGTCGCCAAATAGGCGGCCACATCGCTGAATGTATTTCCATAGATGGTGTCAAGTTTTGAAGGGTCAGCTTCAAAAGCACTAATTGCTTTGCTTATCCACCCCGGAACCAAACCACCAGCTTTGGTATCCCCATATGGTGTAACAATCTTTCGAAGACCGTTAAGTTTTGGACTGTCAATTCGGTTAAACAACCAACTAGCAGCAACTTGACCAGCGGGACCGACAGAAGGCCAAACAGTCAAACCAGCAGACATTCTTTTAACCGGGGCAGACAACGAAGCACCACCCATAGGGATTGCTGCTCCATAACCAGCAGAACTTGACAATGTTGTTAACGCTGTGATGATTGGACCAGAACCGGGGAATGTAAACATACGCTCACCTGTTTGTGGGTCTTTCCAAATAAACCCACGGCCATCAGCGTCTGGATCAAAGTCTTCTAAACCACGGAAAATTTTCTGTGCATTGGTAACCCGACTTGGGTCTTCCATCAAAATTTTTCCCCACTTTGATATAACTTCACGCCATGCATAACCAAACGGTGAAGCAATACGAAATGCATCTTCAAGGTTGCTACGTGATGCCGCATCAAACAAAAGATTTTTCATATCTTCAGCAGCCAAAGTTGCTGAGTAGGTATGAAGTTGCTCAACAGTTCCGTTGCTTGTACCAGCTTTTGCTTTTTTAGCATTTTCAACAAGTTGGTTATAGATTGGCTTTCCACCGACAACGCGGTGCATTGCTGTTTCTTTGCTCTTTACCCAAACATCGTTGTAATGAATTTCTGCCAATTCAGCGATACTGTCCAAGAATTTTTGTGCTTCGTCTGGTGACAACAAGTTGGAGTTTTCTGCTGCATTCTGATAGTAGGACATACGGAAAGCGGGTGATCGTTCAAGCAAGGTTGTTGCGTACGGCACAAGATTGTTGAAGAACCATTGAGGAACAAAATCCAATGCGTAACGAGCCGCATCCCAAGCCTTGGCAGATGGGTCACGGACATCTTCAGGTTTCACCATACTGGACAAACGAACCTTGTATGGAACTACTGGCCCATCTCCACGGGCAAGACTTGCATCATGTTGCTGTACCAAATCGTCAACAACATTCATCAAGTTGTTACTTCCAGTATCACCCATGAAAGCTTGGTCAATATCTGTTACCTGAACAATTTTGTATTGACGCGCACCACCAGCAACCGCAGGTGCTTCACGTTCTAAAACCAAAAAATGATTGAACTTTGGATTGTCAAGGTCGATGGTTACATCTTCTGTGAAAACTTCACCAACCTTTGGACGCTTACCACCGGTGTAACTCAGAACATCTGCTTCATCCCACATTTCAGAAGCAGAAACTGGTACATGGCCATACCCAGCCATCACACGCATTTGTTCGTTGCCATTAAGAATTAACTGCTCAACCTGTGGCTTGCCAAGGTTTTCATACCAAGCTTCAACAACTTCACGTGTACTCATTGTTTCCCAATTTGGATATTTAAGAATCAAATATCTTTTTCCATTTTTTGGGTTAGCAACTTTAAATCCATCCTTGGCATAACGAACCAAAGTTCGCTTAATCAAATTCGCTTCTTTTGATCCATTGTCAAGAAACTCAACCATCAAGTCAACTTGGCGTGGTTCAGGAAGATGTTGCAAACGCGCAACCATACGAAGAATCGGATCAGCAAAAACTCGACGCATTGACTCTGTTAACCCACGGCCATAGTTAGAAGAACCAGTATTGACAATTGCAATGTCATTGTTTTTTACAAGACGATTCAAATGGGTTTGAGGGTCACCAACCCATAGATGAGTTGAGCCACGTGTGAACGCTTCATATTCAACAACATCATCCATGTTGAAAGCAACCTCTTCGCCTTCACGAACCCATTTCTGACCTTTGTTTAAAGATGTCTTTCCTGCCTTGTTCATTACAAGAAGAATCCAGTCAAGAGGACGGCCAGTAGAGAAACCAGTAGCAGCAAGACGTAGTTGAGCGTCAAATTGGTTTCGCATAATGAAACCAAAAGTTGTTAACGCGTATGGCCTCCAAAGATTGTTTTGCATCCATTCAACAGTCGCAATAGGTGCTGTAACTGCTTTTTTGGAACCTAAACGGAAAAATGGATTGTTGATAGGCGAATACATTGTTGTCATACGACGCATCTGCTTAGGATCAGGAAGAACCTGAACATTGTTCAGTAGGTCAACAAGAGCAGCAGGGCCATGCAAAACAATTTCTGACTCATCAAGATTATTGATGATGTCGTCAATTTCTGTTGGTGTCATACCAGGAAGAATTCTTGTTTTGGTGAAATACTTTTTGATGTCGTAAACTTCATCTGGTGTCATTGATGACAAAAGATATTTAACGAAACCACCATCGTTTACTTCACCAGTAGCGTCAAGAGCGAACTGACGCATCGCATTGATATTTCGTTGGTATGTAGAAACGATTGTTTCTACCGCATCATCAGCCCAACCAGCTTTTTTCAACGCTAAAGAAACAATCCCGCTTGCACCTGTTTCAACATCCCCCATAAACATACGGAATAGTTGGTCAACATCTACCTTTGTTCCATCGGCTCCATAGGCATCAAAAGCTTTTCTCATAAGATCAGCACCTTCGCCAGTAGAGGTGTCAATGTTCATTGTTCGAAGCCAGTTAGTAATGTTTTTCAAAGCATCGGTTTTGTCTTGTGGAGTGCCATTAACAAGCATTAACTCTTTAGGTGCGCCAGAAAGCCAACGTGAGTTACGGAGAACTTTGTTTCCTGGGATACGGTAACGCTGCAAAGCAAGAGGAATCTGTCTTGCATCAGTAGCAAACGGAACCACCCCAGTTACTGTTTCTTCGCTTAAACGGATTGCTTGTTCAGCGATAATTCCGCGTACAGAATCAACATCGTCTGCTTGCGCCAAACGTCGAGCCTGTTCAGGTGTAATTTTCCAGTTGAAACCTTCCATGATTTCAAGTTCGTCAGTTTCAGCAACAACACGATTAACTAACCTTCGTCCAGTAGTGGAATTGTCAAGCCAGTTAAAGAATTTTGAGTTGTCAATTGCGTGAGATTCCGCTGTGCTTAACAATCCAGCTGCACCATTGGCAAGTTTTCGAGCAGCAGTAATTTCATCTGCTGTTGCAAGACCTGAAATCCCAAGACGAGCGTCTTTTACTGCTTTTGCTTTCTTACCAAAAAAGTTGATTGGGTCTGCTTTCCAAGCAATAGCACCGTCAATTGTCCCGGACAAGAATGTATATGGAAGAGAACCAGCAATAAAAACGCCGTCTGCTGCTCCACGGCCAACAGTCCATGTGCTTCCGTTGACTGTTCCACGGAAACGACGTGCTGCTGCGGCGCGTGATTCTTCAGCTTCTCCACCCAAAAAATATCCGCTACCTACATCATCGCCACCAGCCAAAGCACCGATAGAAGTTGAAGCAACAAAGTCTTTTGCAGCAGCACCAAAAGTTCCTTGAGTAAATGAACTTACAAGTTCAACACCATCTTCGTTGTTCGGAGCAAATAGAGCTGCAGTATTTTGTACAACTTCAGAACCAGTAGTAGAAGCTGCGCTTAAAAGTCTGCTTGTTTCTTTAACACCGGGAACACGGCCGACGGTGTTTGATCCAACCCATTTAACACCATTCCAAATGTTGCGACCGAAAGTTTTCCATCCACTTTCATTTTTTTGTTCTGCTGCTTTTGCTCTTTGCTGTGCTTCTGCCGCATATTTAGCAGCAGCAGTTTTACCTGCTTGCTGAGCGGCCAAAGCAATAGTTCCAGAATCAGCATTTGACTCTGCAAGAGAAAGAGCTACACCCGCAGGGAGGAATGGATACTCTCGATAAATAATTGAAAGATTGTCCGAAACCATCTTGTCACTAGGTTTAGTAACACGCTTCTGTCGTGCTTCTACATCCGTTAAAAGGCGAAGTTCATCGCGAGCATCAATCCAAGTCATTAGTAACCGTCTACTGCGAAAGAATCAATTAAGTCAGCCAAATCATCATTAGGGAAAGATTGGTAAATCTGTTGAAGCCTGTCAAGGACAGGATCAACTGTGCGGATTGGTTGATTAACGCCGGCTTGCATAGCACCAGGACCAGCACCAAAATCAACACCAGCAGTAATAGGTTCTTGCGGACGTTCTGTTGGACGACCAAAAGCACCAAGACCACCTGGTGCTACCTGTGGGCGAACATCAGATGGTGAAGCACCCATAGGCATAGCTTTCTGAGCGTTACGTTGCTCGGTTGCTTTCCCGTAGGTTTGACCAGTAGCCGTCTGTACAGCAACCTTTGGATTCATTGCGTTGTTCAAATCAGTCCTATTTGGATATGCCATTACTGTCCTCCGAGTTGAGCAAGAAGTGCTTCAATACCGCCACCACCAGCTTGAGGCGGGGCAGGTTGTTCAGCACCCATACCTGGCTGTGCCAAACCTGGCATCATCTCAGGTGTCATCCCACCCATTTGTTCAGGTGGAGGGGCAGGAGTTGCCTGTCGTTCCTGTGCGCGCTTCTGTGTACGAGCAACAGCGTCATAGATAGGTGCGTTTTCAACAAGAACAAGCTTTGTCAAATAAGCAAGATCGTCAGGCTGGTATGGCCCGTTCGGGTCTGCAGCTTGCTGTTGGATAGAAGACAACAAAGCTGCTTCCATAGATTCAGCAACGATACGGTCACGTTCAAGTTCAGGATCAGCTACAAGAGGGTCTGCTTCACGGGCTGATTCCTTAGAAATAAGCCCTGCACCAAGACGCTGACCCAAAGCAATAATCAAACTGTTCACATCGGAACCAGATGCGGAGTAGGACACATTGTGATAGTCGGATTCCCACAGTTTGTTTGGTGTGTAGTCGGTCATTCCACCCTTGCGACCGGTGATGTAGAAAGACTTTGGAGTGTTACCCCAATAAGCCTTTTCAATAGCGATAGCAATCTTGTCTTCTTCCATGATGGACTGTTCAAAGATTGACTGTGCTTCTTGGATACGGAAGTCAATAGTGGATGAAAGAATGTTTTCGCCTCGACGGCCAGTACGGATATTGCTACCCGACTCTCCACCGAACTCGGCAGGGATAGCACCTTCAAGACGCTCTTGGCGTTCAAGACGGTCAATAGCAACATCTGTCTTGTATCCGGGGTTGGTTTGAAGTTGAGTGATATCTCCACCCTTGACCACACCAAGAAGACCCATCTTGCCGTCAGCCACCTGAATGATCTGTGGGTTTTCACCTGGACGGGCAACAAGGTACTCGTCAGGGAAGATGCCACGCTCAATAGCGATTTCGGTAAGGGCTTGAAGGCGCGCACGGGTGTAGTACATACCGATTGAACCATCGAACTGGCCACGCTGCTTATCAAGGTTGATGCGCTGTGGGATAACAGCCAAAGGACGACCAGTACGGTTGCGAATTCGCTCCAGCTGTACTGGTGCAAAGTTCTTCAACTTCACACCCTCAGTATCGGATGGGGCAAGAATGACAACGATTTCGTCGGCGCACACATACTCCAACATCGTGACTTTTTCGTCCCAGTTCTCGTAAGACAAACCAGGAATCACATCACCGTATGTGTCAACAACCCATTTGTAGGTTTTGGAGTACGAAAAGATGACGTTCATTGGGACTGGATCGTCTGGGTCTTCCAATGGGGATGGGAAAGTATCGAGAGGATTGCGGACGTGCCACTTTGGGGTATTCGTACGGAAATCAGGCTTAATCATTACTGGGGCAGATGAGTAAGCAAGCAGGTGTCGTGCGCGACGGCGTTGTTTTGATGGCATACGGTTTGAATCCCAAATAGAAAGCATTGCTCTCTTTCGGGTGCGGGCCAGTTCTTTAGCTCGTTCTTGACCTTCACGCAACGGAGGGAAGTAAGGAACAGGCATTGTTGATGCAATACGCATGGACATCTGCTCAAGACCGACAGAAACAAGGTTTGCGACCGATGATTTAGCGTTTTTGTCCAGTTCGTTCAATGGCAAGATGATGTCGCCGTTGACAAGTTCTTGAACTTGGCGCATTTGACGCATGAGTGGCCCTTGTGCTTCGCGTCGAATTTTATACAAATTCACAATCTCGTCAGCTGTGATCATTTAACGCTCCGAAGTTCAACATGGTTCATGAGATATTACACATTTTTAGTTGAGCCATGAAGGCCTCCATTGTCGAGGAGGTGCTTGAGGTGATAAAAGCTGTGGCATATGTAGTTCTGCGAACCAATGTGCCATCACCGTGTCTGTTCCGTGTTTCTTATCTCGAGTCCATGCACACATTTCATCTACGAGCGCAAGTGTCTTCCAGTTTCCGCGCATAGATGGCAATCGGACTGATCCTGAACGCCACAATGGTGGAAGAAGAGCTTCAACACCAAGTGATTCGTCAAGTTTGTTGCGTGATGTGGTGTGGGGTACAACGTTTACTTCGTTCAATGCTTGCCAACGGCGTACAAAGTCGTGTGCCAAAAGGAATCTTTGGGCTGCGTTGATTTCTACAATCCAATGGCTGATTGGATATCCCATTCTTTCTGCGCGTTCTTGCCATTCTTCCATCACACCAGAGTATTCCCCTGTGGCTACGTTGTATCCCAGTAGTTCTTCAGCGTTTAGTTTGCGTCTTTCAATGTCTACGAGGTAGCGCAAGTTAGTTTCGGGCTGGTAAATCCACCACTCGATGGCCCAAAACTGGGTTGGCGATGGGTCAACTGACGCTATTGATATGTATGGATGGCTTAAACCTTCAGGGATGTAGCCTGGCATACGATCATTGTCAATACAACCTGGGTATAGAACCCCATCGTTCCCTAATCCACCAGTAGCCCACACCCGTTCAATGAGGGTATTGGACATATCGATGTCTTCTTGTTGGTAGACAACCCTGAATTTGTTTGGGGTGGAGTGCTTAATGAACGATAGGTCTTGCCAAGACAGACGGTACGGATCTAGTAGGGGACCATCTGGCCAAGGTGCAGAAAATTTTTTTCTGGAGGTGGGGCCTGTGTCTAGTTCTTCGTAGTAGGCCTTGTAGGAGAGGTGTTTGTACTTTTTGATTCGTACGGGTTCTTTGAGGTCTGTTTTGTCTTGGATGTCTGAGCCGTCATAGTCTTCATCTGTGTCTTCAAAGGTTTCTTTGGATAGGCAGTAGGCGTATAGGTCGCCTGATCCGAGTCGCTGTCCGATTACTGCGATGAGGCCGCCCGGGTCTACGCGGGCTTCGGCCATTGAGTCCCAGCGTTCTAGGAGTCTGTCTCGAGCTGTGGATTCTTTGGCGTTTTCGGGTGAGGCTACGTCGTCAAAGAGGACTAGGTCGGCTCGGTGTCCGATGAATTCTGAGTCGAATCCGTATGCGCGGACGGTTGGTTCTTTGTTGTCTAGACCTGATTGGGTTTGTTGTTCGACGATGAATTCTTCTGCGCGCCATAGTGCGCCTTTGTCGGTGGGTCTGAATCGGCCGTAGTCAATGGCGAGGCATCCTTCGGCGTTCATAGCTAGGCCTTTGCGGACTAGTTCAGGATCAGGTTGGATGGGGACTGGGCGTTCAAGTGTTTCTCGGATTCGCCGGCTGTACATCTTGGCTAGGTTGAGCGAGATTGAGCCGTAGAGGATACGGATGCCTCGGTTGCGGATGATGCACCACACAGCTACATCGTGGAACAGGGTTGACTTACCAGCACCGGGGGCAACGTTTACTACTAGGTGTTCTTTGTCTTCCGATTCAAGGTATTGAACAATTTTGTAGGCGGCATCTACCTGCCACGGGGATGGAACGCGACCTAAATAGTATTTGCGGAAGAAGTCAAAGTCGACCAATCCCCTCTTTGCCTCTTCGCATAAACGATCGTCTGGGATGACAGGTGGAAGGTTTGATGCTTCAAGGAGATCCTGTTGGAGTTGTTTCCTAGCACCACCTGATTGGGCAGACGAAACGACCCGTTCTTCTAGTTTGGCCAAGTCATTAGCGGCAATAGCTGCTTTTTGTTTGGCTTCCCATTTGGAGGCTGTGTTCTTGTGAATGCCAGCGACACGGGCTGCGTCAGCGAGTGACATCCCTGAGTTGCGAGCCTGCCAAAATAGGGCTACGTCCCTTGCGGGTACTACCCGTTTTGTTCCCAAAATTTACTTCTTCTTTGATGCCTTAGTTACAGAAGGTTTGATTGGCTTAGAAAGTTCAGGGTACTTCTTGTCCAGCATGGCTTTAGTTTCCTTATAAGCCTTAGTCATGATCTTATCGGCCACACGGAAACGACCACCTGTTTTTGTGTAGTAGCTATCGCTACCAACCGGATAACCCTTAGGGTTGTCAACGCTTGTGCGGTTGTACGGGCTGTTCATGTACTTACCGCCGGCTTGCTTGGCAATCTCATAAGCAGTACGACCATTAGGAGTACTGACATCGTAAGAGATATCAGCACTCTTCTTCTTGCTGGATTCTTCCTTTTTACGGAAATCAGCAGCTGAAAGAGCTTTCTTCTTAGGAGCTACCTTCTTGGGGACAATTTTCTTAGCGGCCATAATCACTCGTCAGTATATGCCTTTTTGTTGAGCTTCTTACGAACGCGTCGTTCGCCGGCACTAATAAGAGCTGCAGCACCCAACAGAGGGTTTGTAGCGATTACTGCTTTGCCAGCTGTTGATCCCCAAAACCTGTCGACCTTGCCCTGACGAGGATACGAAAAACCCATGCCGGAATTACCACGAGCGTCAGTACGTGCCATCTTCTTCTTGTCGGCTTCTTCCTTCATGCGGAACTGAGCCGCCGATGCAGGAGCTTTCTTGGCAGGAGCTTTCTTAGCTGGAGCCTTCTTAGCAGGAGCTTTCTTAGCAGCCATGATTACTTCTTCTTTCGAACAATCTTCTTTGCTGGAAGACCAACAAGAGCCTGATAGTCCTTCTTCAACGCAATATAGGTTGAACCGGTGATCTTGTCTGCTGGCTTGTTGTACTTGTTGTACATACGGACATACTTGCCTTCAGCTGCGCCGCCGATCTTCATGCCCTTTTCAGCAATCGCATTATGCATAGCTGAATAATCCTTCATGTCCTTAGCGTTCAAAGGACCTTGCTTAACAATTGAAGCCTGATCCGCTTTACGGAAATCCGCTGCAGACGCTGGCTTCTTTTTAGCGGCCATCTTCGCAGCCTTCATACCAGCTTCCGTGTATGGATACTTTTTCTTTCCAACCTGAGGCATATCATTTTCCTTTTTTGCTACGGGATGCGGCCATGTTATCAACAAGATTTGGGTAAGGTCGCCCAGCCTTCTTCGCACGAGCCTTCGCAGAAGCTTTCTGCTTATCAGTCAACGGAGTCGACTTCTTCTTCGGATTCGGTTTATCCCACACTTGTTTTTTCTTCATAACAAAAACACTACAACACCTGCTACACTCAACAACGCAAACGATCAAGACCTCCACGCTGGGAAGCGTCAAGGCAAGCATGGCTGTATACCGGTTGCAAGGTACGGGGCAATTCACACCAGGGAACTGGGGTAGATGAACCCTGCAATCAAGTCCGCGACGAGACATACAACGACCCCTATTGCGTCAGAGGTTCAAGCAGCGAGATCAACGTCAACTGATCAACAACATCACGGTGTCGGCTAAAAGAACTAGCTAACGGCCACCGCAACCACAAAACGGTTGAAAGCGTGGGGGGAAGCAAACACCCTTCAACCCCCCGCCAAACACTTTCACTACCGCCCCTCGCAAGCTCGGGTTGCTCACACATCGACACACCAACCCGGCACACAACATCCTGTCCATCAGAATACCAAAAGAGTGACACCGTACAAACAACGTAATATATATACCCCTCGGGGAGTGACGAGGCAGACCCCCAGTTGTTGGTGTGCTGCGAGCCAACGTGTTGGCGATGCAGGCCACAAGCGGATGCGAACGTAGTTTGCAGTAGCGCGTGAGAGTTTTTATGGGGGAGGTGTTGACAAAAGAGGGGGGTGCGGTCGGCAACCGGCTTTACAACCAGCCGATTAGTAAAAACTTTGCGGGGTGCTAGGTGTACCGCCTAGATGGTCTGTGTGCATTGTGTGGTGTGGTCGAGCGGGAGCGAGGCAAAGCGAGCTTGCGAGCTGTTTCCTTGCCCGAACGTAGTGAGGGTGAGGTTGAGAGCCGGCACGTAGTGACGGATCGTGCGTGCCGAAGGCACGCGAAAATTTTTTTGGGGTGCTTGCAATAGTTAGCACACAGCGAAGCCCCCAACCTTTGCGGGCTGGGGGCTTGCTGTAGGGCCTTATTTGTAATGCTTGCGCAATATGTAAAACGCTGTGAGAACGCTGAACACGACTCCAACGGTCACCCCATCTATGAATCCTGCGGGGTTGGCGGTGCAGCTTTGGACTAGTTGACTTAGCATTGGCAGTCCCTCGCATAATCTCCACAGTTAGAGCATCGTCCGTCTTCATTCATGATGGGAGTTGCTTCTATCCATTCTTCACAGTAGGGGCATTTACCGATCACTTCGTCGGGGTCATCGGTGAGATATGTTTCTTCACAATTGTTGCATTCTGCTTGGTAGCTCATTTTTCGAGTTCCTCTCTGAGTGTTTCGGCGTGTTGAATCATTGGGTGGTTTTTGTCCATCGTGTGTTTTCTTCTGAGGATCACAACGCTTTCCGGTGGGGTTGTCCATCGTGAATCTGACTTGTCACCATCCACAACTTTTAACCCTCCCCAAGTTTCGGGGATTGGTCGCATCGTTCCAAGTGTTGAAACTTTGCCTGACCTAATAGATACAACAACGGCAAGAGGTCGCCCAAGATTTGCGGCCTTCTCAATTTCTGCGGGTGTTGTGTTTTCGCTGACTGAATAGGTGAGGTGGTAATTTTTGGGTCGTGAAGATTCGGGGCGGGATCGCGTGGTGTGTTTTGTGTAATCGTAAAACTGAACACTTGTGAACATTTCGAAGAGCCACGGTGCGATTCTTTCCCATCGGATATCTGAATAAGTGTTGAGTCGTACTGCTAATTCCTGGCTTTGCTTTTCAGCTTTCCACACAGCATCAAACAACTCTGACACCATCAGCACCATGAACTCATTGGGATAGTTCACTAATAAATTCGTCTTGGCCATTCGTGATTTAAACACTTTCGGGAAACTTCCATTTCCTGAAAATGCGACACAGTCATTAGCGCAAGAATCCGAAAAGGCGCAAAGATTGCCAATGCCTGAATGAGTAGCGGGCAGAAGTGGAAGCCCAAGGATCGTAACGTCGTCTTTGTTTAGTTTTGAGATTTCCGTGCTAAACAATTTCGAAGTGCTAGAGAATCCTTCAGCCTCCCGCAATGATTGGAAAACTTGGCGGGCGTGTGCGATCTCATCTGCCCACATCCAACTTTTGTTTAATTGTTGTTTGGCACGAATTGCAGCATCTGTTAATTCAATTTCAATTTGTCTCGGTGTTTTCATTTTGCTTATCCTTCTGATTTTGCGTGAGTGTTTAAAAGTTCCACGGCAGTTTTTAGATCATCTATTAATTGTTCCCGTGCGGGTGGGTGTAGGACGACATCGTCCATCTCTAGTTCCGTTGCTAATTCGCCGAGGCGATACATCAGTTTTTCGAGTTCGGTTTCTTCGTTCTCCCATTCGTACAGATCATTTTTAAGTTCTGTCAACAACTCAAAAAATGGCTTTGGTTCTGTCCAAGCTTTTGACCAATGTTCGTTCATCTCGTGATTCTCCCAATATATGGCGACAGATTCCTCAGCGAAATTTTCCGGGCTGTGTGCATCGCCATCGGTGATCATAATTACTCGGGCTTTTTTGTTTTTGAAGTGACCCCAAATGCAAGTACAACCGCCACCCGTTGAGATATCCTCCCAATAGATCGCGGGTGCAATTTCTTTTAGAGCCTTCACTAAATGTTCGTTATCGTTTCTCATTATTGTCCGTCCTCAATTTCAAAAGTTCCGACTTCGTAGCTTTGCCATTCTGCGGCCTTCCAACCATCTCGGCATTCTTTGCAACGGCAAGGGTAGGAAGGGTTTTCGTTTGTCTTGGTGTCGTAGTGACGACTTGCAAAATTCGAAGCGTCACAATGACTTGTAAACTCTGCGACTTCTCGCCATGAATCGTTACAGTCGTAACGTTCCTTTACGAGGAAAGTTTGCCCGATGTTTTCATGCATGGATTCAATCCATGTGGACATTTCCGAATTGAATTCGTCAAGGTCTGCGCCGAATGGGTAAGCATTGCAGAACCAATCTGAACCACCGAGATTGTCGTGCGGGTGGTCGTGGTTATAATCGGAGATCAATTCCGAGATTTGCACTAAGGCTTTTAGGGCCTTTTGTGCTTCGTTGATAATTAGCTTTTTCTGTTTCATGGAGTCCCTTCCATCAAGTCGGCGAATTCCGACTAGAGAATTATTGCAAATTTTCCGGGCTGTGTCAAGTCAAGCGAAGCACCCCCCCCGCCAAGAGCGGGGGGGGTGACAACTTGCGGAGGATCACACTTGGGGCGATCCTAACCCTTTGACGATCGCGCAAAAAACGGCAACCAACAATTAAAGAGCAATTGAGCGAAGCGAATGCGCTAGCACAAACTTTTAAGAATCTGAACGACGAAAACTGGGATAGATAATGCGACGCGCAAACTTGGAAAATTTGTTACGACCAGCAACGGTAGAAACAGCTTCATCCCACAAACCTTTAGATTCCGGGACAGAAAGAGCATTGAGTTTTTGGGCCGCTAGCGAATCATCGGAAGCGATACTGAACTTCTTTTTTGCTTTTGCCGGCGGGATTTTTTTTGTGCGGTTATTTTCAACGACGAACACTTCATCGGAAGCGAAATTAAAACTGAATAATTTGTGCAACGTCAAAATCATGTCGGGAGCAATTAAGCGACCGCCGAGGGAAATTGTTCCTGTGTACAAAGTAATCGAATGGGTTTGATCCATGTGCCAGGATTCAGCTTTGATGACTTTGCTTTCAGGATCAAGAGTGAAAAAATAACTGATGCCGGTGACATTGTGAGTTGCGAATACGGATTCTGACATTTTGCAAAGTTCCCAACCGTTCTGAATTGGGGATGTGTAGAAGGCATTTGTGGCCTGAAGAATTTTCATCATTTCTTGTTGAGCGTTCATGATTTCCTTTTGATGAACATTGCAGCGAGGGCAATGAGGACGAATGCACCAAGAAAAATTGGTGCTGGGTTTGTTTGCTGTTGGAATTCTTTGAATCCTTCAGCTACTGATGTGACATTAAAGCATTCGCCTGTTGCGGGGTTGAATTCTGGATACTGGGCATCAGGGCAATTGGGGTTTTCCATTAGTCCATCCTTGATGTAGCGAAACAGTTGATGTTGTGCTTGCGTAGCTCAAGAGCTACGGCCATAGCTGCTGCTTCGGCACGTTCAAGGCTTTGACTCATGCCGGCGATGAAGTAATGCATCGGAAGCACCCAGCCTCCGTCATAGGCCTTGTAACCAATTTCGTTGCGGGAAAGGTACTTAGCGAACGATGATGTTGCTGGTTTTACTACGACCCATGCGAAGCCACATACACCTTCTGAGACATACCAAGAGCGTCCACCTGGCTTTGGTGCATCAGATAGTCCAGCAGTCTCATAGACGGCCATAGGGGCTGGTGTGCAGAGCTTGTAGGCAACTTCAGCAGTAAGAGCTAAATCGTTTAGCAGCTTTTCAAACTTCTGATCACGTTCTTCACGCGCAAGTTTTGAATCTGCACACATGACTACGAAATTTGCACGTGCTTCGGCACGGTGGATAGCGCAGTATTTGCTTTTGCCAATTGTTGGCTGGTTGCATTTTTGACAGTTCATCGGAGTCCCTTCCGTTATGGTCGCGTTATTGCGACAACAGAATTTTGACAGATGGGTCTGTCGGTGTCAAGTCAATTTAGGGAAATTCTTTGAGCCAGTTTTTATGGGGGTCAACGGCATGGAGCTGTAGGCGTTCTTTGGGGGTTTTGCCCCCGAATAAACCGAACCTGCGCCATTGATCTTTCTCGTGGTGCATGGCAAAGGCAAGGCACATATCACGGACTTCGCACCCATCACAGAATTGCTTTCCTGGTTCATAAAGACGAGGGCTGGAGTTTCCTGATTCTTCAGGGAAGAAGACTTCTATCGGGAGCGTTTTGCACGCGGCTTTGTCTTTCCACCAGACCGGGGCGAACTCGTTATTTTTCGATGTTGGTGACATATGCATTCACATTCTTTATGTACTTCAGGTGGCCAAATTGTCATTGCACGTTGGATGGTTCCGCAATGGGTGCAGTCAGGGTGTGAGCGGGTGAACTCAAAGAGCGGTATGGAATCCAAGAAGATGTTCTGCTATCCATTGTGCTACTGGTGATGCGACACCGTTTCCACACATTTTGTATCGGGTGGTATCGGAGTTTGTTGTTCCGTCAGCTCGATACAGGGTGTGGTTGTCAGGCCAGCCCATGAGGCGTTCGCATTCAACTGGTGTGAGCCTGCGTACAACCATGTCGGCAAGTACGCCTGTTGATTGTTTGGTGCCGGCACGAAGAGCTTGGTGAACATGACCGCCTAGGGCATCGTTGTATTCATCGTATGCTTCGACCACGAGGTGTTCTCCGCGTGATGATGGTACGCCACCATCGCCACCTGATCGCAGCGTTGGTGCAACGTCTGTTTCAACGATTAACGATTCGCTTCCTCCACCGAGGTCACCACCATTTGCTTTGAGTGTTCCTAGGCCTTCTGCGTATTGTGCAAAAGATGTGCCTGTGTAGGCAACGGCTACTCCGTGTGCGCTGATTGTGTCAAGCGTGTACATAGGGTCACCATCTTCTCCAATACCACGACCTTGCGGGCCTGCGGTATCTGAGCGTCCGATGATTGTTCCCTGTATTGGGTATGCAACAGCTTGTCCACCTGTTTGGTCAAGCGTGTATGAAGGATCACCTTCGTTGCCTACGCCTAAACCGTTTTGGTGTTTTTCAATTTCTCGACCATCTTGGATGGGGATGGCAACAGCTTGCCCCGCTCCACCGCTTCGAAGTGTTGGGAAAGTTTCTTCGGAAGGTTGAGCATCAAGTCCTTGTGTGTGACTAAACGCAATTGCGTTTGGTTGGAACAACACTTGGTCGTTACTGCCGGCGAGCGTGAGCGAAGTATCCGAAAGCAACGGACCTTTTCCACCGCCTGGTTTACCTTCACGCTGGCGCATCAACACAGGCTGATCGTCAACGGCCACCATCGGAACATTGTTCCCACCAGTACCCATACGGGACATCAAGGTTTGCACAGGTGACTCATAGATACGCACATCATCAACGCGTGTGCCATCAATCAACATTGGTTCAACGACAAGGTTGTAATGCTCAGAGCCACTAGGTCCACCAGTACCTTTATGCCATTTGGATGTCACAGATGTAGTTAAAACATCATCGTCCGTAGAACCAGCAGCCCAAGGCAACTCAGGTTCTACTCGTTGATCAAGTCTCCCGCTACCTGAATCAGAGCTTTCTCCAAACGTGGAGGCAAATGCTTTCCTCTCCTTGTTGCGCGTCGAAGTATTCCTGCGGCGGCCTTCGCCGACAGGTAGTAACGCTTCTCCACCTCTTTCGAGGATTGAAGGATCGAAGCAAGCGATGACGAACACTCGTCTACGCCTTTGGGGGACTCCGTAGAACTGTGCGTCCATGCAATGCCATTCGACGTGATGACCCCCGATGTTGACCATTTCTTGGAGGACTGCGTCAAAGTCTTCTCCTTTATTGGAGCTGAAGGCTCCAGCCACGTTTTCCCAAATAGCCCATCTTGGGTACTGTCCATTGGTTGCATCTCTCATCTCCTTGATGATTCGTGTTGCTTCAAAGAAAAGGTTCGAACGAGAACCTTCCATGAGGCCAGCTCTTTTGCCGGCGAGTGATAAGTCCTGGCATGGTGAGCCAAAAGTGATTAGGTCAACTGGTGGCAGTTCTGCACCGTTGACTTCGGAAACATCCCACCACTTCGGCACTTCAGGCCAATGGTGAGTAAGTACTTCTTGACAATGCTTGTCCCATTCAACTTGGAATCCACATTCCCAGCCTGCGTTATCAAATCCAATATCGAACCCTCCAACACCGGCAAAAAGGCTGCCGAAAGTTGCCATCAGAATGGTTCCTCAATTTCAGGGAATGCATTCTTGAGTGTTGCAACATCTTCTGGGTTGCTTGCGTTGCTCTTCTTCCAGCGTGAAGACAAGCCAGCTTCGTCAACAACAATCTGTGTCTTCTTCTTGTCAACACCGTCTTTGCCGGTGTATTCCTTGATTTCAATACGGCCAGTAACGATGACGCGACTGCCCTTGACAAAGTCAGCACAGTAGTTCTCTGCCTGCTCACCGAATGCGACACAGTCAAACCATGTGGTTTCTTCTTGGCCGTTTGGCTTGCGGGTTACAGCGACGCTGAAGTTTGCTACTGCGTTACCTGATGTTGCGAATCGCAGTTCGGGATCACGCCCGATACGACCGACGATGTATACATGGTTCATTCTGTTGGTTCCTTCTCTTGAAGTTGTTTTGGTTGGTTAGCTGCTTTGGGGCAGCGATGCGTAGGAGGTGATGTCACCTTTACGAATGTTGTGATTCTGACTTTGCACTTGGGGCAATGCCAGTCTTTACGACGTGAGTTACGGCCGTCCATATGTTAAGGATACTCCCTTGTTTCAGATTCCCGAGAACATCAGCTTCCGCTAGTTGCTTTCCAATGACCTAGTCCACCATTTTGGTACAGGTATGAAGCAACTTTCAAATTGCAATGGACATTGGTTAACGCTTTAACAACTTGGCTGTATGTCACTTTGCAAATTTGTTTTGTGACTGTAGCCCAGGAAGCCTGCACTTGGACCAAACCCACATCTGGGCGACCAGTTGATTTCCGGACTGCTGAGATGCTTTTGGGGTTGCAGCGCGACTCTCGATACGAGATTCTGCTGAAGGCCTTGACAGGAAGTTTGTACTTCTTGAATAGCTCTTCGTACTGAGGGCATGATCCCTGTACTGGCGGCTTTGCCGGGCTACTGAGAGCCGATAGTGGGGTGGCTGTGAGGCCGATAGAAATGGATATGGACAGAAAAATTGTTGTGGTGATACGTTTCATCACCCCTCCTTTTAATTGACGGACATGGCGTTTCGTCTTATGGTGGCTCCTCTCGATAGGGAAGTATTAAACCTATCAATTTGGGCTGGAAGCCTTGATTTGTAAGGGTTTCCACTCGCCACAGAAGTAGTAGCAAGGCACGATTGGGAATGACCAGTACGCGGGTGATGTTTGTTTCACGCTTGGTGGGTATCGCCGGCATTGGCCATCAATGTTGTCACCGTTGTAGTGGTCACAGGTTTCGCATACCGGATGCTCAGACATTGAACCAATCCTTTTGTTTGTTTTCCCATTGGGCGTAATACTGTTTCATCCAGGTTGGCTGTGGCTTTTTTGCATCGAGCAGCGCAAGAGCGTGTGCCAAGGCACTAGAAATTTTGCGCCACTCTTCAGCTTCTTCTTTCGCTTGCTTCAATTTGAATTGGAGAAGTTTCACCTTCTCTTCCATTTCATCAAGCTGGTCTTCGTACTTGGCCATTATTCCTCTTCATCTTTTAGTGGTTCACAATGCTGGTGGTATTCCCACCAATCACAGAATGAACATGGTTGTTCTGATCTGCTGTTGCATCCACATCGGCTGCGTGGATTGGTGTGGCCACCAGGGCATTCGTTATCGTCCATCAGTAGCCAGCTTCTTTCAGCAATGCAACTAGGCGCGCAAACGGGAGGATGGCATACCACTCTCCCGCATCACCTTTGCCACGTCGCTTCGCAACAACCGATCCGGTGGAAGCTTTAGCGTTAGCAATCTCAACCTCAAGCTCCTTTACCCATTCAGACAAAGTGAGCTTTGCGTGATCCTTCACTTCGAAGACAATAGGACCACATCCTGTGATGTCTCCCTTGTCTACAGTCCCGTGAAGGGCGCGTCTTTCGGCGTATATGAAACCGTTTTCTTGAAGGAAACGCACCACAGCAGTTTCTGCGGCCGTCCCTTTCTGTTTCGCTTTACTCATTAGAAATTGATGTCTCCAGTACAGCCCTCGTAGAAGGCATTGCCAAAGATGGTTGCTGGGTGGTAACCAAACTTGATGCACCACTTATCAGCGGTGTATGGGTCAAGGCCACGGTTCAACCACTTCTTCCATGTCTGATGATCAATGTGACGAATAGTGCCATCGGCAACCATCCGGGTAATCAATGGTGTTGCATCAAGACGTACAGCCATATCGCCACCCTTGCTGAGCTTGTACTCACGGCGATACTTCTTTGCATCTTGGGTACAGATGTCGCAACGACACTTGTGCTTCAGGTATGTGCTTCGATTGTGCAGCATCAGAACACCCGCAACATTGCGTTTTGGCTTTCAAGGTCTTCAACCTTGTTTTCCAAATCACGAACCTTGCGACGAAGGCGTGAAATTGTTTGCACATCCTGGACGCGTTGTTCACACAAAGTGTAAACCCATAGACCGAGTGCGCCGATAAAGACAATGCTTGCTAAGTAGGTAATTACAAACATCAGTCCTCCTTCGGCTTGTTAGCTGCTTCGGCAATCATCTCTTTGTAGGTTGCGCGCAACTTCTCGAGATCACCATGTGTGGCTTTTGCAAGTGAAACATTTGCTCTGGTAGCTACATCTTCAGCGTGGATGTTGGCCTTCTCACAAGCCTTCACGAACTGATTGATTTGTGTCTTCTGCAACGGGGTGTCAGCAGTTACTGGTGCAACCTTTGGTTGTACCGGTGCATTCTTGCTTGGGATGTCTTCCCACTCCTGGCGGGTCCAAAGGCTGAGACAAATTCCGAAACGCATCGCAGCGTTCCTGATGAAATCAGATGCAAGTTCCTTAAGAAGATCAGGCTTGTTATGCATTACTGATCCGATACCAAGACGGCGTACACCATTGATGACGAGCCAGCCGGACATATGTGCCATTCCGTTTTCAACGCGGTAGGCAGGAAGGCCATCGGCATCGAATGCGACAGGCTCCCATGTCCACATCGGGTCAATCTCAATGAGCATCTTGGTGACATCGGCATGACCAACGAAGTCAAGCTGTGCGCCACCCTTAGGAAGTTTGCCGACAATCTTTGGGTCGGGTACTCCGTACTTGGTTAATACTTCGTGCAATGGCACGTTCTTTGATGTTTCCATCAGTTGGCTCCCTTCAGCCTTAATGTACGCACAGGAACTTCCCGTGTGTAGGACGCAACCAAATCTGGATGCGCTTCTTTCAATGCCTTAGTATCAAGGCTTGAACGACTTGTTGTTTTCCACGTTGCTACGACTTCGCCGGCGACAACAGCAGTTGCAGCGTCACCAATGAGTTCGCACAGTTCAGCCTTGCAGGCATCTTCCATAGCTTCGTAAGACTTCAACTCTGACTTGATGTGCTTGAGTTGCGCTACAAGATCAGAACCTTTAGGTCCGAGTTCAACGAGGCCACCATCGTCTTGCTGGTGACGGCTTGAGATTGTTTCGTAAGTCCAAGCGACACCTTCCGGGGTCATACCCATATCAATGTATGAAAGCCATTGGCTAACAGCATTGATGTGAGCTTCTTTTTCATCGGACGATACGAACTGGCTGTGCAGGTTCAATGTCTGTGAGCGGTCAAACACAGCCCACAACACTTCATGCACGTTCGCACACACAGCTTGGTGGATGCCTTGTACACGCCAGTACTCAGGCAACTCGCCTGTCCAGTCACGCGTTGTTGTCTTGATTTCCAAGATGCGCTCACCATCAAAACCATCGAGGGTTGCAATCATGCGAGCATTTCCATCAGAGAAGACATACATCACTTCAGGAGTGGTGAATGATCCGTTGACTTTGTCGTTTGTCCAGTCAAGCAATGTTTGCTCTAGGCGGTTACCGCGCTCCATCGCTTCGTTCTGCTCCTGCGGGACTGGGGGTGTGTCCCGCAGAAGCTCCGCAGCATAAGCTGCGGCCGAAGTGAATGGGTGCTTGTCGTAGATAGCAGCAGCAACCGAAGCTGACACCTGCTTATCCCCGGTTTCATTAGCGAATCGTTGATTCAACCATTCTTGTGAACCGTGTGTTTGTTTTTCAATTTGAGTCCAAGTTCTCATGGGTCCCTTCCTTTCAAGTGACTACGGTAACCGTAACCACGGGGTGTGTCAAGTCAATAATTTGGTTTCTCGAACCATCCCGATTGGGATGAAAAATGGGTGGATACCTTCACCATCTGTGTAGGTCTGATACAGGGTGATGTGGCCTTCTTTGCCACCTTCACCTGGAGGTATCAGGAACCCGACAGTTGTGATCAGCATCTCTCCATCGTCTTCAACGTTGTCCAGCTCCAGCCAGCCTGAATCACCACAATGGGCATCAGCCCACACGATTCGGACAATGGGGTAGCTAGTCGGCGGGGAATCGGGTTCGGGTTGGTTCATCTTCTTCCACTCCCCTACGACCACATTCAGGGCAGTTACGGCCGGTGGAGGAGGGCCATTCGATGTCACAGAATTCGCAGTTAAGGATACGCTCTCGCATGAGTCCACCGTATCACCACTTCTCTTTGACCCTGTCCATACAGAACACGGGGCATTGCCAAGTGATGTTGTGCTGTGGGGTCACAATCGCCAAAGCCTGCTGGGGTACTTGAAACTGGAATGAGTTCATCATGGCGTACTCGTCATAGCCCTTCATTGAGCCGTTGACGACCAGTTCAGGGGTTGAGATGTACTGATGCCAATGCCCCATCCAAATGGTCTTAAACGGCCTGCCAGTATCGGCATAGCGTTGAAGTTTGCGGGCGCGCAAACGCATCACAGTTGGCCAAATACCACCGATGCCACCACCACCCTTGGCTTGATCACCGTGGGTCAACAGATGGCGGTAGCCATAGATGTCCACAACAGCGTCAGCTGAGTCTGGCACATTGAATGTCACGTTCTTGGTGTTAGCGAAATGGCGTTCAACCATCTTGGCCAGCAACCAGTCGAAGTTTGTTTTGGCACGAAGCTTCGCCCGGGGCTTACGAGTCATACGACCGTGGTTACCGGGAACTGCAATCACATGAACATTCTTGAATGTTGATGCAAACAGTTCGATAGATGCTGCGATTTGTTCAGACCAAAACAGCAACGATCCGAGCATTGTGTCTTCGTTTGTTTCGGCAAGTTCTTCGTGAATGTCACCGGAGAAGATGTCTCCACCAAGCATTAAAACCATTCCGTCATAGGTAACACCTGACAGATAGTTCTGTGAAAGATGAATCACATTCTGTGTGAACAGTTCAAGACGCTGTGTTGCAATCTTGCGGTTGTACGAATTCAATCCGTCCATCTCACCAGGCAAAACAACCTCGTCAAAGTGCGTGTCCGAAAGCATCGCAACAACAGTTGCGTTGTTCTTGGCTTTGCTTGTTTTTGTTAGCCATTTAGGCGGGTCAATAGCTGAACCTTCAACAGCATCAACAACACTTAAAGCGCGTTCAAGTTTGTCAACTTGCGATTCCAGCGAAACAATTTGATTAGTGGCCGAATCTCGTTGGCGACGAACCTTGTTGATTTCAATGGAAAGTTTTTCGTATGACTTTCGAAGTTCTACAACTTCAGGTGAATCATTAATTGGCATAACAGCAGCACTCCTTACGTGCATGACGCAGAAGCGTTTGGTGGTTTAAGAAGATGCTCTCATCACGAAGAGTTCTGGAAAGCCAATTAGAGTTGTACTCCCCAGTTCCATCAGCAATTTTGCCAAGGATTTCATCAATTTTTTCAGCTAATGCTTTATCAATAGTTGCCCTAACGACAACATATTTACAGAGCCGAGCCGGTGGCTTCGGACCCTGGTTGAGTTTGTCCAGTATTGACATGGGTGTCCCCCTCTAAGTGACAATCAATCTTTTCAACAAGACCGATGAGTTCATCTTCTTCTTGCGGACCCCTTGGTACAACCCTTGTTAGGAATGCCCTTATTGTCCACAGGTCTATTCTGTCAAACTTTAGCCCCATTGGCAAGCACCCTTCGTTTAGCGGAATGCCAATCTACCTTAAATGTCGCCTTTGAGGTGGTCGTCAATGTGATTATCTAGCTTCACTTCAATCCGATTCAGGGCTTGGCTGACCATTGCATGATCATCCCTGTTCTCTTTGCGGAACCCCTGCACCAATGCCGCCAAAACACCGCCAACAGCAGCAATAACGGCGACAACTACAGCTTCCATTATGCAGGCTTAGGAAGGGAACGCCAGATAGCTTCGAACTTGTGAGCGTCATCCGCAAGAGCAGGCGCAAGTTCGAGGTGCAGCCAGCGACCTCCGCGTGAACCGGCATTATCTTGATCGTCATAAATCTTGACTAGTGGCTGACCAGGCTTACGCTGGCAACGATACCCACGGCCCCATCCCAACTGATTGTCTTTCACATTGCTGTCAAATGCATAGTCGTGAATCTCCTCAATGCCTAGAGCATCGGCGTGTTCAAGGAACCAATCCCACGCCTGCACCGCATCGGCACGATCCTTGTAACCCAAGTCGCAAGCTCGACCAGTTGCATGGACTGATAGCCAGCGAGGATCACCCTTCTTTGCTTTCGGGTTATTCATGGATCGATTGGAAAACGTGCCCATGTTGGAAAAACCCCAACGCTTCTGAGAAAGCTGAACCAGCTTCACCAAACCTGGTCGTGCGCCTGTGCGCGAAACACCATCGCTGTTGCCTGTGTACTTGCGGGCCATGAATCTCTCCTAGAGTCAGCCCTTCGTAGTGTCAAGATACTACAAGGAAATTAACTGCTATGATTCCTTCGGCAATGCCGGCGGGTCGTCCCTTCCCCGTCGGCATTTGCTATTCCTCGGCCTCTACGCCAAGGACAATTGCAGCAACATTGAAACCAAGCGTAATGAAGCTAATAATCATTGCTTTTCTTAAGGTTTCGCCCGACAGCGTAATAAGCACAAGACCTGTACCGGATGCCCATAGCACCAGCGACATCATGTTAGAAAAGTACTTACGCATGGCCTGACTTTATCATTTCCGGCGGGTCACGATAGGAGCGGTCATCATCACCGTTGTGATCGCAATGAGGGAGCGACGTTGGGATACTGGGATGGATGATCCGACTGGAACATAGGTGTCTGTGTTGCCAGCGAAGATGTCAATTTCTTGCTCGAAAGCTTCCCGGACTTCTTCGCTAGCTGACTGGACTGCTTCAACAATGGCTAAACCAGATTCTGGGGTCAAAGCTTCTTCGTCAATGGCGGCAAAGATTTCTTCGGCGACTTCGGCGGTGGCCACTTCTAGTACGGCTGAATCAGTAGCTAGTTCCGTGGCCTGTTCGTCATTTAGCCCGTCTTCAATCAGCGTCTGCAATTCCTCCAACTGCGGAGCTATTGTTGTCGTAGTCGTCGTAGAAGGAGAAATCGTTGTTGTTACTGGCATTGTTGTTGTGGTTGTTGTCGTTGATGATGTCGTGGTCGTTGTGGGTATTTCTTGAACGGTTGTGGTGGTGGACGGTGGAATCGTTGTCGTCGTTTCGGGAATGGTTGTTGTCGAAGTTGTTGAAGTGGTTGTAGAAGTTGAAGTTGTTGTTGGCGGTTCCGTTGTCGTTGGTGGCAAGGTTGATGGAATCGTTGTTGTTTGAGGAATGGGAACAGTAGATGTCGTTGTTGTTTGAGGTGGGTCCGTGGTTGTTGCTTGTGGGGGCGTTGTTGTGGGCAACAATTCGTGGGTGGTAAACGCTGATGCTGGGATGATTTCCCATTCGTTTTGGACCATCCACCACAGTTGAACCCAAGCTCCACCGCCGTTTTCGTAGAACCACAGCGTGATTTGCTTAGACACGCCTTCTTCAAACTGGACAGGTTGAGATACTGATCCACCGCCGCCTTTGTCGCGCCAGTCGTTTGTGATCAGAACGGAATCCAAATAAAGCTTTGTGCCGTCATCAGCCTGGGCCATGAACTCCACCGGGCAAGTACATGGTGCGGTAATGAAACCATCGTACTTAACAACGAAATCTTCGTACATATAAAACAAAGGGTTCTGATCAAAGTTGTCGTTGATGTCTTCGCCTACGAACTGGCCCACGATGCGGTCATTCCCCGGTAAAGGTGGAGAAGCGTTGTACCAACGGTTGTTGTAGACGGTGACGTTGATGCCTGGTTCGGGCGTGGCTTTTGCCCCTCCGGAGAGGAACAGAACTGTTGCCCCTATGATGAAAAGTGTTGCGCGACCGAGATTACGCGTCACGCTTCACGCCGAAGGCTGCATCCACTTCGTGTGCTTCGAGCTTGCCGTCAAGAGATGCTTTGGCAAGGTTGACGAGAACGTCTGCGATTGCGTGGAATCCACCAAGAGCTGCTGAGTACCAAAGCGGGATAGCTACGCCTGTGCCGACCGAGTTGATGATGCTTGAGCCGGTGATGATTGTAAGGCTCGACATGATGAACAGAGCAACGATACGACTTGCTACGTCTTTCGCAATCTTGAGTGACAACATTTGAAGCTCCTTGGTAGGCCCTTCAACGGCTAGAGGTTAGCAGGTTAGTCGTGCTTGATGATGTAGTTGACAACCACATGAGGCTGGAAATAAGCCTCTGCACCGCCTGTGTTGGCGTTAGACATGGTTACAGAAGTTGACGCTGTGGCTGAAATACCTGTGGTGTTTGATGCTGTTGATTCGGTATATGTAGGACCGCCTGCTCCACCTTGAAGAATCTGTGCTACATAATCCAAGCCCGAAAGCGATTCCTGACCGTTGATTGTATGGGCATGTCCAGGGTCAGAGACAGATACCGATGTTGATGCACTAGCGGTATTGGCATGGCTGTGGCTCGGCAGGTTGTTAATGCCGATGGTCGTTGAACCACCTGTAGCCAGCAAGGTCAAAGAAGCATTGTCACCCAAAGCAAAACGACCACGCAAGTCAGGGGTTGTGCCACCCACAATTGCAGCCAAAGCGGTATAGCCGGTGGTGGCTGTGCCATCGCACAAAAGCCAGCCAGTAGGGGCAGACGCGCCACCGTACATAGCAATAGTCCCGACAGGGACAAGAGCATTAGCAACAGCCGTAGCCAACTTTGCAAGGGTCACGCTTGTTGATGCCAATTCATCTGACCCGACAGCACCAGTTGCAATCTTTGCTGAAGTTATTGCGTCGTCAGCGATTCCGACTGTGCCGACTTGGCCCCACGCTGGATCATTAGCACCGATGATAAGAGGATGGCCTTGGGTTCCCTTGGCGAGTTCTTCAAAAGTAGATGCACCTTGATAAACAATTGAACCGCGGTTTGCGTACTTAGCAGTCAGTTCATTTGCCTCATTTGCATCTGTGGCTGTGAACACCGGATAGATGCTTGCACCAGACGCATGAGATGCTGCAGAGGTTCCGTCAACACCCCGTGAAACAATCGTCAAGGTATTGCTTGAAAGGGTAACGAGCATCTTTTCTTCAGAGGATGTCTGAGGCGAAACAACCACATAAAACGGAATAGTCGTAGAAGTAGACCAGTTCGTAGAAGCGGCAATACCAAAAGTTGTAACACCAGCAGCGGCCACAGAACCGGTCAGAGTTGAAGCTACAGCTCCACCTGCAAACTGTCTACGTGTTTTAGGCATTATTTACTCCTCAATGGATCGCATTGTGATAATAGCAGTCCCATCCCATTCCCATTCACGATCATGGGCATCTTCGGCCTGCCATTCCATGTCCTCAATAATCACAGAAATAGTTTCATTGCCTTCTTGGTATTTGACAACTCGAGGATTATGTACCAGCTCGCGCAGTTCTGCTCGTTCAGCCAAAACATCAAAGTAATAAGTACGGCCCCACATATCAATCCGGCGGTGGAGTAACACAGGGACTTTGAAGTATTCGCTTCGTGTCGGGGTGGCATACGCACGGGCTGTTATACGAGTCAAGGTGGGGCTTAAACCATTGGAAGCATCACGCGTCAGAACAACCTTAAAAGCGGCTTCAATCATTTTGGATTCTGACCCATCAAACGTGTGTTGGGTTTTTAATGCAGTAGAAGAAGTTCCGTTTTCTACATATGCGTTGTCGTCAATAGATGTGCTGAAAGTGATTGACCCAACCAATGGTGTTGTGCGGGCATCAACCTTCACCACGAACTTAGGGTCCATGATGCCCCAGCGGAATTTCCCGGTTTCAATATTCCCGGATTCAACCTTGGTGTTTTCATCTTCAACTATGACACCGACACCGCTAATTGTGAACACGCGCTTTGAGTTGACTGTTGTGCAGGATTGGACGCTTGCCGTGGATGTGTACATCAAGTCAGTAGCCCAAGCTGGCGTGTTAGGAGAAGTAAATACAGACAAGTCAAGACGGCCAAGACCGCTTGAAACACCGTCGTAGTTTGTGTATGCGAACCAAACAAATCGACCTTCAGAAGTGAAGTCGTTTACTTTTCCTGATGTAGGAATGTTTGATCCGGCAACAAGGTTTGAATCATTATCTGTTGAACAGAAACGAACACCTTTGTTTGTACCAATAAGGATAAACCCGAGGTAGCCGTGGATAGCTGAAACAACTTCACCAACAGGGAGTTCTAAAGCAGCTACTGGGACATCAAGTGTTCCATCTGCCTTGATGGTGATTTTGTATATGATGCTATGTGTGCCTGAGTAGCCTGCTGCATATACAGCGTTTTGTCCTGGTGCTGAACCAACCCAACGGAATGTTGTATCAGGGTTGTCAAAGAAAATGCTGTGTGAACCTGAACCAAGACCTATTTGGTAAAGGTCTTGATTAACAGCCGCAAACCCACGGTTCTTTGCGTAACCAAAAGAAGAATAAGTTTGGTCTTTTGTACCAGATGTCGGATAAAAGAATGTGGCAGATGTAGAACCTGGTGTTGTGTACCAAACGTCGTTGCTTGTCCACGCAATATAAACATTCTGACCGTTGCTTTCTAAACCAGAAATAGCTGTTGTCGGCAATGTGCCAGATGTGGCCGTAGTAATGGAAGTCCATGTTGGCGTGGCATCAAACGGGTTACTCGAAAACTTAACTACTGCACCATCAGCTACATACAAATACTGCGTTCCACCTGTCTCAACAACACAAGTAAAAAGATTTGTATTGGCACTTTCCAAAGAACGTTTCGTTGCATTCAACAAAGAAAGTTGGCCCTTAGACCAAGGGTTAACACCCTTTGACTTGTAGAAACGGTATGGAGCTGAATCAACATCGCCATAAACCTGGCCAGCACCAGAATGCCAAGAAGTCTGATTGCGTCGCCACAAACCCTGAGGGTTAATAGTTGCCTCACCAGGCTCAACACCTTGGTCAACTGAATCACGAATACGAGGTTCAAAACCGCGCACAAACTGCTTTGACTTCTGATCAATCATGTACGGACGGCCATCAATAGCCACCGGGAAAACATCGGGGACCAAAGAAGAAGCACTAACCCCAGTAAAGAACGCAGGAACATCAGCGAGATTGTCACGCCGAAAGTCAATGATGTCTGACATATCAGTCTCGATTCAGATACAGCGGATACTGAGAGTCAAGTTTGGTTGCTTCGGCAGCGATGCGGTCACGACGAAGACGTTGCAACTGGTTAATGCTGTTTGAAATTGCACCAGCTGGTACTTCATCAGCACGACGGGTATCTCCCTGTGACTCTGTGAAGTTGCGCTTAATCTCACGCGGAGCCATCAAACGAATCTGTGCGCCCAAAATAAGAATGTCTTCAGCCGAAATAGGAAAACCGGTGTTCACTTGAAGATCATCTGTTTCTTTAAGGATTCGGTTGAATGGTGCTTTGTAGGTGATACGAAGACTGCCAGAGCGGGTAGGTTCGTTGAACTTCAAAGCTGTTCCTGAACCAAAGTCAGATGTTGGCAGATTTCGAACAATCCCAACTTTTCGAATCATCGGATAATCAGTTGACAAATAACGAAGACGGACATCAAGCAGTTCAATGACATCGCCGATTGATGGCAGGTTAATCATGGTGTCGCTGCCGTTGTAGTTCAAGTCAAGGCTTCTCACCCGGTACAGGCCGTTCATCGGAGCAGAAAGATCGGCAAGATCATCGTTGAAAGCTTCAAGGATTTGGTTCCGCGGGAAACGAGGGTCAACGGTGCAGATGGAACCAACCGTGTGGGCCGCAGCTGTTGTCCCGTTGAAACCACGCTCTACCGTCGCTGTCTTTGTGCCGGAAACAACTTCCCACACGTACATCAGCTCTGAGTCAATCTCGACAATTGCCCCAGGCTGGATGCCACGGATGTCATAGGAAAAAACCACACTTGTTGCGGTAGCGGTCAAAGCAGCAGATATTTTGTTGCGTTCTTCTACTACTCCTGATAGGAGTTGGCGTTGAGTCCTATTGATGAGATGGGCAACTGTTGACATGACGCAATCATAGACGATAGAACTCCATGTTGTTTTGAAGCCTCTCGTCATTGGGTTTCATCTCCAAAGCAAGCAGTCCGTACTTCTCCGCTTCTGCCCGAAGGCCAAGCTTGTGGGATGACAATGCCATCAGGTCATAGGCCAGTTCACCCCAAGCCCAATCTTCGCAAAGATAGTCGAGAGGTTTTTCTTCTACGGCTAAAGCGTTGAAGCAGGCGTTACGGCATGACTGCCACATTGACAGTTTGTGATAGTGGTTTGCTAATTCAAGCCAAGGTTCTCTGCGTCCCGGTGCTTCTGCACACGCCCGCACTAGATGCTCTTCTGCTTTCCAATGTTCAATCTTGGCTAAATACCGCAAAGAAGCTGACCGTTCAGCTCCCCATCGGGATAGTTTGAGATGTTCAAGAAAATGGTTAACTGCATCGTCCAATCGACCGCTGAAATAATATTCACGCGCTAGATAGAACTGGTTGCGATCATCACGGGGGTCTTCCTCTACGGCCAGTTCAAGTAGCGGCAGGTACTGCGCTCGAGACTTTGTTGGGTCAGGATGATGATGAATTTGCAAGTCACACCATTTTTGTGTCTCAGGCACTTGAGAAGTCAATACTTCATGTACCGGGTGTTTCCAAATGTATCCATATCGGGCATGGATTTTGTCGCCACCATAGGTAAGTCCTTCAGAACCATCGGGATTCCACGACCATACGTATTTGTAGCGTGGCCGTGTGATGCTGATATCTAGCTTCTCCAAAGCTTCACGCCAACCTGGCTGTAAGACCTCGTCCATGTCTAGCGAGATGCACAAGTCAATATCATCTGGAAGACAGGAAAGCGCAACATTGCGCGCATGGTCAAATCGCCATGGATTAAATATTTCTGTTTCTAAAGTGACACCAGATTCCACAGCTATTTGGCGTGTGTTGTCTGTTGAGCCGGTGTCAAGAATTAACCGATAGTCGGCTTCTTTACAAGACTCAGCCCATCGTGCAACGTGCTGTTCTTCATTTTTGGCGATGGTATATACCGCTATTTTCATTATGTTCCCTTCTGGTAAATATTATTCCGAAACAAGTTCTTCGGCAATATTTCCTTCAGCAACCCACGCAAGATACCTATCGCCCCAACCCATCGGGTTTTCTCCAACAGGGAAACAAACACGATGTTCACCATCAAAAAACATAAAAGCAGGCGCACCATTAATTGTTGTTTTGTACCACATTACATCTCCGACTCGCAGTTAATTTTTGCACCTGTATTGATATAAGCAATTACTGGTCTGCCAGCAGTAAAAGTACCTGTTGCCGCAGGTGCGTCCATTTCAATAGAATTAACTGTTGAATAAGTAACGCTGAGTGAAGTAACGGTGCCCGTAGTTGACCCATCATAAATAGAAATTGAACCAGACAAAGAGACAACAGGCGCAATCCTCATTGTTACAGGGAGAATTGTTCCTAAGCGATTTATGTTTGTTGAACCACCAAACACGCCACGCATTGTTGGGTCTGTCAGACTGGTGTAATACCTTTGGCATAAGGATAGTTCTAGACCGTATGGTCGTTGTTCAAACGACGTAGATTGCGTATTGTCCTCCAACTGCACACCAGTAATATCAAAAAAATCGTTAGAACCAGCAGTACCAGTTGGGGTAGAAAAGAAAAACAACGCATACTCGTTGTACGAAGCCAATGCCGAAGTTGTATATGTAAATCTTTGCCATGATGTCGTTAGAACTACAGACTGATCAACAACAATCGTTTGCCCTGTATAGGAAAAAACATTTTGGTTTGTTCCTGTGCCACCGTAGATACGCCAGTTGAATGTGTTGCTTGCTGCTGAGTAATTAGCACCAGCCCTTGCCCAAAAAGAAACAGTTACTTGTTTGCCTTGAAGCGGGATTGAAGAACTTGTTTCAAGGCTTTGTGCAATTTGTGGTATTCCCGTGTTACTGGAACCATTGGTTCTTTGGACACGCATAAAGTTTTGAAAACCTGTTGGTGGTGTGGATGTTGATTGAGACACCGTGTACGCACCTGTA